AGGCTCGCACTATCAATCTCGCAGAAAGCCAGAACGTATCATGCCAGTCAGAATCACATTACTTGGGTCGTCGCTTGCTGATATGCGTGCCAAAGTCGATGACCTAAACGCCATACTCAATGTCGATAAAGCCGTGCCCATTGTATTTTCTGACGAGCCCGACAAAATCTATTACGGCATGCTTTTCGGCAAACCAGATTGGAACGAGATTGTGTACGCGGGGCAGGGTGTTATCTCTTTTGTGTGCTTTGATCCATATAAATACGGTGCTAGTCGAACAACCCAACTCGCGCAAGGTGGAAACATTATCACAAACAATGCAACGGCTGACGCCTTGCCCATAACAACAGTAAATTTTTTCCAAGAGGCAACCTATTTTTCTTTAATCGCACCAGATGGAAAATTTATGTTAATTGGTAATCCAAAAGCGGTTGATGAAATTCAATTGCCACCTATGAATAATATTTTGGACGATCAATGTAGTGACTTAACACCGTGGTCCACTACTGGCATAACACTTGATTATGGCGCGAACGCTGGAACAATGGCTGTAGGCATAGATGGTGGTTCTGCGTGGTTCGAACCTTCAATTTATGGTGACGACGCTACCTATCCAAATGTATTTCATGGTCCAGCAATTAAACGTACATTACCACAGGCGGTATCGGATTTCCGAGTGGAATTAACACTTGAACTAATGAAAGAATTAACGGGCGATAATGAAACAGGACGCATCGAATTGATATTGCAGGATATAAACGGCGCAAGTTTAGCTAAATTAACATTCACTGACAGGTATGCCAAAGCTTATTTGAATGAAGGGTTTATTTATGCGGGACCCAACAGTGATAATCAAGATATTATCGTTGGATACGGTCCTAGAAAATATGACTGGAATGAATTCTTTGGTGTTTTAGTTATAAGACGTGAAGAAGATTTGAATAATCTCGGTCAATATATATGGTCAGCTGCAATTGAAAAAACAGATAGGACTACTGGTGAACACTATGTAGATACAGCAATTTTCGAGCAAATACGAACAAATAAATACGGAAACGATCTAGGCTCTATTCAACTGCACGTGTCGAAGTATGGTTCCACCACAGCAGACGTAAGTCGAGTGCATCGTATACGTATATGGAAGATTAATCAAATTTTGAGTTATGACATACCAGCTTTGTTCAAAGCAGGAGATGAGCTTGTTATTAATCACGACACTGGGAAAGCTCATCTCAATGGTGAGTTATTTTTAAATTTTGTGGATGCAGGCAGCGAATTTTTTGCTTTACCGTCAGGATTTACAGAAGTTTCCGTTAATTCTGATGATTATAACGCCGCGGTTAATATGGAATTTCAAGAGAGGTGGTTGTAGATGAAGGACTCACCTACTATTAGAATACTGGATAAACACGAACAGACAGTGACGTTTTTAAAGAATGATGGAAAAGCTTGCCCCTTTTATGATGAATTACTTACCGAAATCTTGGATCCTGCTTATATGATCTATGAATTTAAAGTACCAATGAACCATAAAGACTCTGATCACATTGCAGAAAATGGTGCTGTTGTTATTAAAAACGAATTCGGTGACTTGCTTTTATTTGATATCGCAATTTTTGAAGAAGTGAGTGACAATGGTCAAAAGTTTAAATCTATTCGCGCTGAATACGGTTGGGCAGAATTAAATGGTACTATCGTTCGACCGCAAAGTTTCCCGGGCATTACAGCCGAACAAGGATTAACAAATGCTTTAGCAGGCACAAGGTGGCAAATCGGCAATGTGGAATGGTTTGCAACAATAGATTTAGATTACTCAAATCATACAACTGCACTAGGTATGCTGCATGATATAGAAAGTGATTATGGTGGAGAGCTTGTCTTCCGTGTAGAGGTAAATAAATTTGGCGTTGTGTCAGGACGATACGTTGATTTAGTTAAGAAACGCGGAGTAGACCACGGGCGGCGTTTTACCGTTTCAAAAGATTTAAAAGGTGTTAGGCGTATTCATGATCGAACTACCGTAGCAACATCTTTAATAGGGGTTGGAAAAGGTGATGAGACTGGTAATGCTATATCATTTAAAGACATTGAATGGTCAATCGCAAACGGTGATCCAGTAGACAAACCACTTGGTCAAGACTGGATAGGTGATGAAGGAGCACGTCAACGATGGAGCGGTACAGGTAAACATATTGAAAAACCATTTGAATATGATACGTCAAGTCCACAAGTATTGATACAAAAAACATGGAATGAATTGCAACGTATTAAAAATGGTGTGGTTCGCTATGAGGCTGATGTGGAGTTACTTGATAAAAAGGTACGAATCGGCGATACCGTATTAGTGCAAGACTTATATTTTAGACCTGAATTAATGATCACTGCAAGAGTAATGAAACTCGAAACTAGCCGAACGAACAAGAAGATAAATAAAGTTTACCTGGGTGACTTTCAAGAAGCGAAATCAAACATTACTAAAGTCATGAGGGAGATCTCTTCCACGTTAAGACAGTATGAAGTCGTGTGGTCGCAAGGTGAGAATATTATTAAATCACCGACTGCCCCAGCTAGCCCAAAAGATAACCAGTTATGGATTGATACGACAAACAATCTGAACGTTTGGTATCGCTGGAACGGAATAAGTTGGGATAAAGCAACTCCTACTGAGGCTACTGAGGTGGGTGCAGAAACGCCAGCAGGGGCACAAACTAAGGCTGATGCCGCAGAGAGTGGCGCAATTACCGAAGCCCAGGCACGCATAGACGCTATTAGGGTAAAAGATGCGAGTTTTTTGGACACTACTCCACAAGTCCCGACTAATTTTACAGCAACAGGGCTATTTGCAAAAGTTGCATTAGATTGGGACTATAATCCTACATCATTAATCGCCGCCTATGAGCTTTACGCATCCACTATACAAACATTTACTCCTGGCTCTGGTAACCTTGTATTCCGGGGTAAATCTGGTGGATTCGGCTTCCAAGGTGTGGTCAATACGACATATTATTTCCGCTTACGTGCTATTAACCCAGCAGGTACAGCGGGTGGTTACACTGCGGAGGTATCAGCTACAACAGTAAGAATAATTACAGATGATATTTTGTTTGGAGCGGTTACGGCAGAAAAAATAGCTGACTTAGCAGTCACTGCTGAAAAGCTAGCTGATGGTTCCATAACTAATGAAAAGATATTAAATAATGCAATTACAGCTTTAAAGATTGCAGAAGGAGAAGTTAAAGAAGCTCAATTGGCTTTAAATGCGGTTACATCAGCCAAGATTGCTGATAATGCAGTGTCTGTTAATAAGATTATTGATGGAGCAATTGCGGAGGCTAAGCTAGCAGCAGGAGCGGTCACGGCTGTTAAAATTGGTACGGGGGCAATTACTAACATTAAACTAGCTGCTCTTGCAGTAGATGCAGCTAAATTAGCAGACAGTGCGGTTACATCAATGAAAATTGCCAATTTAGCTGTAGGTACAGCGGCAATAGCAAACGGAGCTATTACAAATTTAAAAGTTTCTAATATGGACGCCGCTAAAATAACCACGGGCTTTCTAGGAGCTGACAGAATTGCTACTAATTCGATAACCGCTACACATATCGCAGGAAATACGATTACTGCTGCTGAAATAGCGGCATTAACTATCACAGCAACAGAAATTGCAGCAGGAACAATAACGGGTAATAAGTTAGTGGCTAATACAATTACCGCAAATGAAATTGCTGCAAGTACAATAACAGCTGATAAAATGGTTGCAGGCACAATAACAGCAGTTAGCGCAATTATTGGTACAGCAGCTATCACAACAGCTAACATAGCTAATCTGGCAGTGGGAACAGCTGCTATTGCTAATGCTGCTATTACAAATGCAAAAATCGGATTATTAGCGGTTGGCACAGCACAAATAGATGACTTAACGGTTACAAATGCAAAGATCGGTAATCTTGCCGTAGATGCGGCTAAAATAGCTGATTTAGCCGTTACTGATGCCAAGATAG